CCCGTGGTGTAATCGAGGTCTGGGATTTTATCGCAGATCAACAGCTTGATTACTTTGCCGGCAATGTAGTCAAGTATCTCTGTCGTGCTGGTCACAAGCCGCATGAAGAGGAGATCGATGATCTTCTCAAGGCTAAGGCTTATCTAGAGAAAAAGATCTTCCTTGTATCCAAATCCCGCAACCGATGAGCGCACCTGATTTACTTGGCCAAGCCCTCCAGTTCAGGGTGGCGATGGATCAACCAACTGCCTGTTTTGCCCCCTCAATTCTTGACCTTCAATCAGATCTTATCTGCGAAGAAACGCATGAGTTCTTTGAGGCATATGACCTGTGTCTCCAAGATCTTTCAAACTTTAGGTCTCGAGAAGCTGCCCTTAAAGAGCTTGCGGACCTTGTATTTGTTTGCTTCCAGTTTGCTGCTGCTGCCGGCTGGGAGCTCGATGAAGCTCTGGCTCGAGTACATCGGAGCAACATGTCCAAACTTGTGGACGGAAAGCCTCTGAAGAACGAGGCAGGAAAAGTTATCAAAGGCCCCAATTACCAACCCCCATACCTCACCGACCTTATCTGACAATGTCCACCTCGAAGATTGCCCGAACGGGCCGAGTACAGACCTGGATCGACAATCCAGATAGCCGCCTCCCCGTTAGTTGCACCGTCTTCGTGGTGGAAGACGAGATGGAGGGGCCCAATGGAATCGAAGCCAGTTGGCGCTTCGTATCCCACGCCCTCCGATATGGTGCCGGCGTTGCTGTCCACCTCTCCAAGCTGCGTGCCAAGGGGGAGGAGAACGGCAAAGGCCTTGTGGCCAGCGGGCCTGTTTCCTTTGGGAAGATCTATTCTTCCCTAAATGAGATACTGCGGCGCGGTGGTATCTACAAGAACGGGGCAGTGGTTCTGCACCTCGACTTAAGCCACCCAGACATTCTTGAATTCATCAATGTGAGTAGGGCTGAACTGCCCTGGGTGAAGCGATGTGTGGATATCACGCCCCTCTGGTGGCATCGTGCCAGCGATGAGATCAAGGAAGCACTTCTAAAGAAGATTCAAAGTGGTGACATCTGGCTCAACAAAGTCAAGTTTGATAATGACGGAAATCGCATCCGGGGTAACGTTTGCCTGGAAATCTATCTGCGATCACGGGGAACCTGTCTATTGGAGCATGTCAACCTCGGCGCATGCGAGCTCGATGACCTTCCGAGCGCATTTCCAGACGGAATGCGGGACTTGTGCGAACTACACGCCCGAACAGGTGTTGAACAGAGCGGGGAGTACCTCTCTCCAGACGAAGATCGGCAAGTCGGTCTCGGAATGCTGGGGCTCGCCAACCTGCTACGGCGTTATGGGGTGACCTATCAAGAGTTTGGCGTTGCGTTGGCTGAAGTGAACAGCTATCAGCACAACGACAGCACTGCCAATCGCCTGGCTCAAGCGATGTACAAAGGCATCCTTGAGGCCGCTGCTGTTGCCCGCTACTACGGCATGGAGAGGGCATTCACCATTGCCCCCACTGCTAGCTGTAGCTACCGGTACACAGATCTAGACGGTTTTGTCACAACGCCTGAGATTGCCCCTCCTATAGCCAGGGAAGTTGACAGGGATTCTGGGACGCTTGGCGTTATGTCCGTCAACTATGGTCCTGTCGAAATTGCTGCAGAGGTCGGCTGGGAAGCCTACAAGTCCGTAGCTAATGGCATCATGCAAATGCTTGACAGCACGGGTCTGCTGCATGGGTATAGCTTCAATTCGTGGAGTGACGTTGTTACTTATGACAACGCATTTATCGAGGACTGGCTTGCTTCACCGCAAACGTCTCTCTACTACGCATTGCAGGTGATGCCCGACACTCTTCGTAAGGATGATGCCTCGGCCATTCTTGATGATGAGTATAAAGACATCTTCTCATTTGAGCAAGATGAGGACTATTGTGTTTCTTGTGCTGAGTAATGTCTAGCTATCTTGATGTAATTTCCAGAAAGAGGAAGTGGACTCCCGTTCAAGTAGAACGGGGGCAGTTCGTTGATGGAGCCGAGGAGTCTCTTTACAGAGCCCTTGCCCTTCGTACTCTTGAGCTCCCTGTTAAGGAGTTCCTCCAGCAGGGACTTGATAAGGAGCTGCCTAACAAGCCGGGTGTCGTCGAAGCGTTGCTGTCTAACCAGCAAGATGAGGACAAGCACGACCTGGGCCTGTCGTACATCGTTGCTGCACACGGCACTGATGCAAAGGCTGAGCGTGAGGCTGCAGTCATTCGCAGTGCATGGCTGGACGCTCCTGAGCATCCGATTCTCAAGGCTTCGATCCTTGAGCGCAGTGTGTTCTTTGTCCTGCTGCCGTTCTTCCGCTTCAACGGGGATATGGGTTTGAGAACCCTGGCGGCCGATATCTCCAGGGACGAACAGACCCACGTAGCGATCCATGGCATGGTCGCTCACGACCTCGGGCTGAAGAGCACCCCAAACCTGAACAAGCTCCGCAAAGCCACCGTGCATTGGGTGATGGATGGTCTGGGTCAGTCCGAGAACAAGTGGCTCGATAAGGATTTCTGGTTATCCCAGTCTGACTCTCTGTATAGCAAAGGCAAGGCAGCTGGATTAGCCGACACCCAGCGAGCCAGGTTCCCAGCCTTTTTCGAGGCTTCTAATAACGATCTCCCATCTTATGGCTGAGCTAGAAGTAAAGGATGTCTTTGACGGTGATCGAATCATCGCAGAGCTCCTTGAAAAGCTCGAAGAGCTTTATCCACTTTACAACCCAAACCCATCCGATAACCTGGCCAAGATCATGTATCTAGCTGGCCAACGTTCGGTCGTTGATTACATCCACTCATTAAAAGAGGATTAGAACTATGTGTGGTGGTGCCCCCTCCATGCCGTCCATGCCGGCTCCTCCGGCGCCCCCGGAGATGCCGCCTGCAGCGCCTACCCCGCCTCCGATGCCTGAGCCAGCTGCTCCCCTGCCTGCTCCTGCTGCGGTGAATGCTGGTAGTGCTGACAACGCGAAGATGCAGAAGCGGACCTCCAAGCGTGGTCAACTTCAGCAAGCAAGCAGCGGTACGTCGCCGCTGAAGATTGCACTTGATAAATCGGTGAATACCCAGACTGACTCGAAGAAGGGCAGCCTGAACATTCCTAACTAAAATGAAAGATTCAGCCTTATCTCGCTACCAAACTTTGTCGGCGGATAGGCAGCAATACCTTGACTCTGCCAGGGAGTGTGCACGACTCACGCTCCCTTACCTGATTGTCGAAGATGGTCAGACTAAGGGGGGTGCACTCCCCATTCCTTGGCAGAGTGTTGGTGCAAAGGGCGTAAACGTTCTGGCAGCAAAACTGATGCTGTCACTCTTCCCCGTAAATACCAGCTTCTTTAAGCTGCAGATCTCTGATGCAGAACTCATGCAGCTGCCAGAGCTCACCCCAGAAGTACGCAGTGAGATTGATCTCTCGCTCTCTAAGCTAGAGCGGATCATTCATCAGCAGATTGCAGAGTCTTCTGACCGGGTGATGCTCCATCAAGCCATGAAGCATCTGGTCGTCACTGGCAATGTTCTTATCTTTGTCGGGAAGAAAGCCCTTAAGGTCTATCCACTGGATCGTTATGTCGTCAACCGTGATGGTGACGGCAATCTCATTGAAGTCGTAACAGTTGAGTCTGTACATCGGACCCTGCTTCCGGCTGAATTTCAGAAACACCTCCTGGACACCAAGGAGAAGGACAGCAACTCCCCAGGTGCTGATGGCCCCCGCTATGGCGTTGGCTCTGGTAAGAGCTCCAACAACTGGGAGGAGGCTGATGTCTATACCTGGGCCAAGCTTCAGGATGGACAATGGAAATGGTTCCAGGAAGCTGATGGCAAGCCCATCCCAGGGACTGATGGATCATCACCAAAGAACATCACTCCGTGGCTGGGTCTCCGCTTCAACGTTGTTGATGGCGAGCCGTTTGGACGTGGTCGCGTCGAGGAGTTCCTTGGTGACCTGACCTCTCTGGAGAACCTGATGAGGGCTCTGGTGGAGGGCAGTGCAGCTGCCGCGAAGGTGATCTTCACAGTATCTCCTTCCGCTTCTACCAAGCCGCAATCGCTAGCTCGTGCCAGCAATGGCGCCATCATCCAGGGGCGCCCCGATGATATTGGCGTCATCCAAGTGGGTAAAACCGCCGATTTCCGTACTGTGCAGGAGATGATTAGAGATCTGACAACGCGACTGTCAGATGCATTCCTGATCCTCAATCCTCGCCAGTCAGAACGCACAACCGCAACCGAAATCTCTGCCATTCAACAGGAACTCAACGAACAATTGGGGGGAATCTACGGGAATCTGACAACTGAACTGTTGGGTCCCTACCTTAATCGTAAGTTGCACATTCTCCAGAGACAGAAAGCAGTACCACCACTTCCGAAAGGTTTGGTGATGCCAACCGTTGTCGCTGGCTTGAACGGAATTGGACGAGGTCAGGAGCGCATCGCCCTGATGGAGTTCATGCAGACCGTTGCTCAAGGCATGGGTCCAGAAGCCCTTGCACAATTTATTAACCCTACGGAATTCTTGAAGAGACTTGCCGCTGCAAGTGGCATTGATGTTCTCAATCTGGTGAAGGATCCTGCAACTATGGAGCAGGAAGCTGGTAAGCAGAAGGAGGACATGATGCAAGCCAGCCTGATGAATCAGATGGGGCAGCTTGCCAAGTCTCCTCTTGGTGAAAAATTAGTTGATCAGTATGCCAACCAACAACAGCAAGCAGAGCCAGTCCAGCCGGAGCCGGGCGCGGGACTCTGACGGAACCTACAAGGGTGGGGTCGACACAGGTGAAGCCTGGGTCCCTACCGAAGTAGAAGCCAGTCTTGAAAAGGAAGTTGATTACACAATCAAGCCCACCGTCAAGCCCTCTGGCGATGCAGGTACTTATAGCCAGAAGCCTAAGATCCGCCCCTCCTTTGGAAACGTCACTACCGAAACCTACTAATGCCCACCGTAACTTTCGACACTAACCCGGACGCACCTACTCCTCAGCAGCAAGCAGCTGAAGCCGAAGCTCTTGCTCAGGGTGAAAAAATTCAGCAGATGCAGGAGGACGACAAGGCCCGCCTGTATGACCAAGTTGACTCTGAGAACCAGTCTGCCGATCTGATTGGCGGGAAGTTCAAGTCGCAGGAGGACCTCCTTAAGGCCTATGAGGAGCTTCAAAAGAAGCTCGGCCAGGGTGACACAGAAGAGGGTACTGAAGACGCCTCAGAGGGCCAGGAAGAGGCCACTCCGCAGGACTATGGAAACCTGTCCAAGGCCGCCGATGAGTATGCTCAGGGTCAAGGTCTGAGTGATGAGACTGTCAAGTCTCTCGCAGAACAGCTTAAGTCAGACCCCGAGAAGTTTATCCGTGAATATGAGGCATTCTATACCCAGAATGCAAGCAAGTATCAGCAGGCACAGCAGCTGGCTCAAAATGAAGCGGCTGAAATTATGGCAATTGCTGGTGGTCCCGAGGGCTACCAGGAAATGGTTCAGTGGGCTGCTGAGAATCTTGATCGTAGTGAAGTAGAAGCCTTCAACAGCATTACTGATTCTGGTAACGCTGCTGCGATCCGCTTTGCCGTGAGTGCCCTCAAGGACCGATACACGGCGGCTGAGGGGTTTGAAGGGCAGATGGTCAGTGGGCGTGCCTCCTCGAACACTGGCATCAAGCCTTACCGCAGCACTGCTGAGCTTGCTCGTGACATTGCTAATCCGCTGTACTCCTCGGATCCTGCATTCCGTGCTGATGTGGAGCAGCGACTATCTATTAGCAAGGATCTGCTGTGACGAAACTCCATACGCTGTGGCCCACACACGTACTGGAAGACTACCTAGTTCTTGAGGACGAAGAGAAGCAAAAGCTGATCGAGCTCCATGAGCAGTACTATCAACGGTACGATCATGTGATCGATATTCTGGACCCTCAGCGTCCTGGCTATAACTTCTTTGTTGAAGAGGATCCGGCTGTACAAAAGCTTAAGGAATTTGCCAAGACTCGCGTCCGCTCAATGATGCACATTGATCAGTATCTTGAGCCTGACGTGTATGACATTGAGTTCCTCTGCGTCTGCCGCAAGATGGAGCCT